ATCGAATTAGAAGACAAGTCTCACGGTGCAGTAAAACCTGACAAATATGAAGAAATAAAAACAGAAGAAAAAGATCCTTTAAAACCTGATATTGAAGTTCAAGAACAATCTGAAGAGATGGATCAATATTCTGACAAAGTAAAAAAACGTATTGATAAACTAACTTTTAAAGTTAGAGAGGCTGAAAGAGAAAGAGAGGCTGCTTTACAATTTGCTCAAAACGTGCAAAAGGAGTTAGCTGAAGCAAAAACAAAAGCTTTTGACATTGACAAGGGTTATATGTCAGAGAGTGAGGTAAGAAATAAAATGGCCTCTGATCTTGCCCGTCAAAATTTGATAGCTGCTAGAGAAGCTGGTGACTACTCGAAAGAGGAAGAGGCAAGACAAGCTTTGACTAAATTAGATCTTGAAGCTGAAAGAATTAGAGTAACAAAATCAAAAAAAGAACAAGAGTATGAGGCTTATCAAAAAGAGTTACAAGAACAGCCTCAAGTTCAACCGTCACAGTTACCTAGAACACAACCATCACAAAAAGCTCTTGATTGGGCTGAAAAAAATACTTGGTTCAAAACAGATC